GGAATATCTATAACACGGTAAAAGGCTATGACAGCAGCAAGCTCATGAACATCTGCCTGCCGGGTATGAACGCTATCAATGGCTCGGTCGGCGGCGAGAACTGGTGCGTTTACGGCGACCTTGACGCTTACTGCGATACGGCGGCCATCATGAGCTATGGTATGGCATGGGCGGGCTCTGCTCCCGGCGCTGTCTCTCCAAGGGACTGGCTTGAGGGCATTTACGATTATGCGGTCACGGTCATGAATCCGGAGAAGATCTTCTTCGGTCTTCCTGCATACGGCTGGAACTGGCAGATTTATGATCTTCCCGCAAACCTCGGTAAAACCTATCGCGGAACGTCAAATACCTACTACGCGGCAAAGAACTGGATGACCGGGCAGTATAACTTCACGGATGATGCCCCACCGCAGCCATTCATCCCGATCCTCGCATACTGGGATGATTACGATATGGTGCCTTGGGCGCTTCCGCAGGTCTACGATTTCATGGAAGGTAGAGATGCCACAAGCTATGAGTATCCGCTGATGAACGGAACCTATAACAGGCGACACTACCTGACAGCCTACAGCAAGGAGCAGCACACAGAGTTCGGCACCATCTATGTGGACGCGGATGGAATAACGAGCACCTACTCCGGCATCGTATCCTTTGAAAACGGTGTGGCTACTCTCGGTGACGCTGGCTCTGCCACCTATACCTTTTCCGTTTCAAGCGCCGGAACCTATGACATCGCCATCCGGCTCTGCTATCCCTTCTGGGATAAAAACGGCATCTATGTTTCGATTGATGGTAATAGGACGCACTTTACGGAAAGCAGGCTCTGGTGGCCATATTGGAGGAGCACCTTCTGGGCGACGCTTGCCAGCGGCATTTCACTATCCGCCGGGACACACACCATCGTAATTTCCGTTGATGTTAAAGGTGTGCAGTTTTATGGCTACCGTGTTTGCAGCAGCTTTTCAGAAGCTCCCTCTGCGGGCAGCGCGACCTTTACGCTCTCTCCGCGTCACTTTATCGATGTGGACGGAAATCAGTGCCAGCCGGACAGGGCTTTCAAGCTCACCTGCGAGATGCTCAGGCGAAAGCCGGACTCTGCCCTTATCTGGTATGAGGACTTCCGGGACTATGGCGTATTGGAGACAAACTACTACACGACGCTTTCAGGCTCTTGGACGGTATGGCGCGAGGATGATTATTCCGAAAGCCGCGTCTACTCACAGCTTGACGGCTCCGGAAAGCTCGCATGGCGATACGACGGCTTTTCCGATATTCACCTGCGGGCAAGGCTGGCCTTCCCGTGGGCAGGAAGCGGCAAGGCCGGAGTATTCTGTGGTGATCTGTTCTGCTGCCTGAATTACGATTCACAGGCTGTAGAGCTTTATAACGGCAGCACGCTCCTTGGCAGCTACAGCCAGACCATCGAGAGAACAGCAAATGCCGACCTTCGTACTAATCCATCCATGTACACGGTCGAGATGCGTATCCGTGGAAACAAGGTGCGCGTCTATTCCGGCTCGTCCTATACGCTGCGCTTCACAGCTACGGTCAGCGGCTTTTCCGGAGGCTATGCGGGATACCGGTCAGATAACCGGACGGTCTGCGAGCTTTTACGCCTTGGCGATGCATGGACTTACGAGCCCTACGAGCGTTTTGATGTTACCTTCCCGGACGGAACCGTTACACAGTACGGCAGGATCAGCCGGTCGAATGCTACGTGGGACACTGAATTTCAGGTGTTTGCGCTGACCTCGGATATTGAGGAGGACGCGACACGCAGCGAAAGCATTTCGCTGGACTATGAGTTCTACCACTCCCACGAGCTTGCCCTGACCTGCGGAAACGATTATACGGTGACCATCACGCCAAAGGATATCGATATCTGGATAGCAAGGCTCTTTCTCGGAGACGCTGACGGCTTTTCCATCCTCTACTATCAGGACGTGGATTCGCTCGTTTACTGGGCAAATGAGGCGGCCTACCGCTGGGGAGTGAGAGGCTTTGCCATGTGGTCGCTGGGACAGGAGGATATGCGGCTCTGGGAGGCGCTGCCAAAACAGATATAACTTCATACACGGATACAGTTCATAAGGCTGTCTGCATGATGCAGGCGGCTTTTATTTTGCATAAAGGAGGGATTTTCTCATGAAAGAATTCTGGAACACGATCCAACTGGTATTTGCCGCTGTCGGAGGGTGGCTTGGCTATTTCCTCGGCGGCTGCGACGGGCTTTTGATCGCGCTTGTGATCTTTGTGACCTGCGACTACCTGACCGGCATCATGTGTGCCATCGCCGACAAAAAGCTCTCAAGCGAGGTCGGTTTTAAGGGAATCTGCCGCAAGGTGCTGATCTTCCTGCTGGTGGGCATTGGAAACGTCATTGATGTTCAGGTGCTCGGTCATCCGGGAGTGCTTCGCACGGCCATCATCTTTTTCTACCTGTCCAATGAAGGCCTGTCCCTGACAGAGAACGCAGCACATCTCGGCCTGCCGGTACCGGAGAAATTGAAGGAGGTCTTGGAGCAGCTCCACGACCGTCACGATGAGGAGGAAAAATAGCATGACGAAAAAAGGAATCGACGTCAGTCATTGGCAGGGAACCATTGACTGGAATAAAGTCAAAAAAGCCGGTATCGAGTTTGCCATCATCAAGGCTGGCGGCTCCGATGCCGGTTTTTATACGGACAGCAAATGGGAAGCAAACTACAAAGGTGCAAAGGCTGCCGGTATTCCCATTGGCGCATATTACTTTGTCGGAAAGGACTGCGTGACCGCTGCCGCCGGAAAAGCGGACGCTGAACGCTTCCTGCAAATCCTTAAAGGCAAGCAGCTGGAATATCCGGTCTATATGGATAATGAAGCACAACCTGCTTCTGCCAAGGCCGGTATCACGGAGGCTACGATTGCTTTCTGTGAGACTATGGAGGATGCCGGATACTTCGTCGGTATTTACGGCTCCGCTGTTTCCGGCTTTAAAGAGCGCATGGATGACTCCAAGCTCACACCCTACGCCCACTGGGTAGCGCAGTATTCCAGCAAATGTACCTATAAGGGCGACTACGGCATCTGGCAGTATTCTTCCAAGGGCTCTGTGGATGGTATCAGCGGCAACGTGGATATGGACTACGCCTATGTAGATTATCCTGAGAAAATAAAAAATGGTAGCTTTAACGGATATGCGAAGGCAACGTTTGATGATAGCACGCATGCCACTCCCGCTCCGGCGACACCCACAAAGACCGTGGACGAGCTGGCGCAGGAGGTGCTGGACGGCAAGTGGGGAAACGGAGCCGACCGCAAGGAGCGCCTCACCGCTGCCGGATATGACTACTCCGCCGTGCAGGCCAAGGTCAACACTCTGGTCAAAAATCAGGAATCCGCTCCGGTCTACTACACCGTAAAAAGCGGTGATACCCTCTCCGGGATTGCAAGTAAGTACGGCACTACGGTTTCCGCAATCCAGAAGCTCAACCCGACGCTCATCAAGAACGTCAACCTCATTCTGACCGGCTGGAAGATCAGAGTGAAATAACTGAATACCCAATCCGCATGCCTGCGAGTGTTCTTCGGAATGCCCGCAGGCTTTTTTTATTTTCCTCCGCTCAAATCGGCTCCGAATCTCCAGTGGAAACTGGAGGTGGATAAGTTATGCCAAACGAAAACATGAATGTTCAATCTGGATATTTTACACAAGAGCGGATTCAGGGCGATCTTGACTATCGCCGGGCACAGGGCATCGCAAAAAAGATGCTCGATGACGGCCTGATCTCTGTGGCTGAATTCAACAAATTAACCGCCATCAATCGAGAAACTTTCTCTCCCTTGTTCGCGGAAATAATGCCAGAAATACCTTGATATGTAGTCGCTTTAGAGTGATGTATAGACGTACGGAAAGGAGGGACTTCCCTTGAAAAAAGTAACGAAAATCGCGGAAACAGCGAACTCGAAGGTCAAGCTCAAAAAGGTCAGGGTAGCCGCCTATTGCCGCGTCTCTACGGATTCCGATGCACAGCTTGAAAGTCTTGAGGCACAGAAAACCCACTACGAAAATTACATCACAGCCCGTGATGACTGGGAGTTTGCAGGCCTCTACTACGACGAGGGCATCACCGGCACCAAGAAGGATAAGCGCCCGGAGCTTTTACGGCTCATCGACGACTGCAAGGCCGGAAAGATCGATTTCATTGTCACGAAGTCCATCAGCCGCTTCAGCAGGAACACAACTGACTGCCTGTCGCTGGTGAGAGAGCTGCTCGCCCAGAACATCCCGATTTATTTTGAGAAGGAAAACATCAACACCGGCTCAATGGAGAGCGAGCTTTTTCTGGCAATCCTCTCCAGCATGGCCGAAGGCGAGTCGGTTTCCATTTCGGAAAACAGCAAATGGTCAATCCAGAAGCGTTTTGAAAACGGAACCTTCAAGTGCAGCTACCCGCCCTACGGTTATGACTGGGACGGTGAGCAGATGGTCATCAATCCGGAGCAAGCAGCTGTAGTAAAAGAAATCTTCGCAGACCTGCTCTCCGGCAAAGGCACCCACGCCATCGCGGATGACCTGAACCGGCGCAGCGTTCCTTCCAAGCGTGGCGGACGCTGGACTGCCACTACCATTCGCGGGATGCTTTCAAACGAGAAGTACGTCGGCGACTGCCTTTTCCAAAAGACCTACTCGGATTCACAGTTCGTCCGGCACACCAACCACGGCGAGCAGGCGCAGTACATGGTCAAGGATCATCACGAGCCGATCATCAGCCGAGAGGACTTTGAAACAGTACACGCTCTTATCAGCCAGCGGGCAAACGAAAAAGGTATAGCAAAAGGCTCTGATAAATACCAAAACCGCTACGCCTTCTCCGGCAGGATCATCTGCGGCGAGTGCGGCGACACCTTCAAGCGCCGGATTCACAGCTGCACCGGTTACAAATATTCCGCATGGTGCTGCAACACCCACATCGAGGACAAGCACAAGTGCCACATGCTTTTTGTAAAGGACGAGGCTTTAAAGCAGGCTTTTACCACGATGGTGAACAAGCTCATCTTCTCCCATCGACAAATCCTGAAGCCATATCTGGAGGCCATAAAGAAAACCTCAGCAGATGATTCCCTGCATCGCATTCAGCAGATACAGACCCTGCTGGCACAGAATACCGAAAAGCGCGAGACTCTGACAAAGCTCCTGACGCAGGGCATCATCGATCCGGTGCTCTACAATCAGGAAACAAACCAGCTGCTTTCACAGGCGGACAGCTTCCGGGATGAGATTGAAGCCCTGAAGAATGAAGTCTCCGGTGATGTGACGAAGGTCACCGAAACCACAGCGCTTATCCACTTTTGTGAAAAGAGCGCCATGCTGCAGGAGTTCGACGAGGACTTATTCGAGAGGTTTGTAAAGCATATCATCGTTCATTCCAGAAGCGATATCCGCTTCGATCTCAAATGCGGCCTGACACTGAAGGAAAGGATGTGACGACATGGGACATACCCCTTACGGATACAGAATTGAAAACGGCTGCGCTGTGATTGACGAAGAAGCCGCAGGTAAGATCAGAAAGCTCTACGCCAATTACCTCGCCGGGATGGCACAGTCAAAAGCCGCCATTGAAGCAGGCATCGAGACCTACCACAGCTCGGCAAAGCGCCTGATGCAAAACAGGCACTACCTCGGCGACGAGTTTTACCCTGCCATCATCGATCAGGAAACCTTCAATAAGGCAGAAACGATTCGTCTTGAACGCGCCGGTAGGCTCGGCAGGCTAAACCGTGTAAAAGAACAAAAGACAATGAAAGCTCCGACCTACTTCCACATGGCCGAAGCGGAAGAACAATACGAAGATCCGAGGCTGCAGGCAGAATACCTCTACAGCCTCATTGAAAGCGAGGCGATCTAATGGGAAGTGTTATGGTCATCCCGGCAAAACGTCAGGTCGGGAACACAGTAAAAAAATCTGAACAGAAAAAGCTCCGTGTGGCAGCCTATTGCCGCGTCAGCACGGATTCCGAAGAACAAGAAACCAGCTACGAGGCGCAGGTCACCCACTACACGGAGTACATCCAGAAAAATCCGGACTGGGAGCTTGCGGGCATATTCGCGGACGACGGCATCTCCGGCACCAACACCAAAAAGCGTGACGAGTTCAACCGCATGATCGACGAGTGCATGGCCGGGAACATCGACATGATCATCACCAAGTCCATCAGCCGATTTGCCCGAAACACCCTCGACTGCCTCCAATACATCCGGCAGCTCAAGGACAAGAACATCCCGGTCTATTTTGAAAAGGAGTCCATAAACACGCTGGACGCTAAGGGAGAGGTTCTCCTTACGATCATGGCGAGCCTTGCCCAGCAGGAAAGCCAGTCCATGAGCGAGAACATCAAGCTGGGACTTCAGTACCGTTTCCAGCAGGGAAAAGTGCACATCAATCACAATCGCTTTCTCGGCTACACCAAGGATGAGGACGGGCACCTGATCATAGACCCAGAGCAGGCAGAAATCGTAAAACGCATCTACCGGGAGTACCTCGAAGGCTCCAGCATGGACAAAATAGCCGCCGGGCTTATGGCAGACGGAATCCTCACCGGCGCGGGCAAGGAAAAATGGCACACCAGCACCATCAACAAGATTCTCCGCAACGAGAAGTACATGGGCGACGCCCTGCTTCAAAAGACCTACACCACGGACTTCCTGACGAAGAAGCGCATCAAGAACAATGGCATCGTTCCTCAGTACTACGTCGAGGACGACCACGAAGCCATCATTCCGAAAGAGCTGTTCATGCAGGTGCAGGCCGAGCTTGTCCGCAGGCGAGTCGTCCATACCAGCCCTTCCGGGAAAAAGCGCACCTTCTCCTGCAATCACTGCTTTGCCCAGATGGTTTTTTGCGGAGACTGCGGTGAGCTTTACCGCCGCGTCCACTGGAATAACCACGGCTGCAAATCCATCGTCTGGCGCTGCATCAGCCGCTTGGAAATCACTCACGCTGAAGTGCCCTGCGAGAACCGGACGGTAAACGAGCTCCTGTTGCAGGAGGTCACGGTCAAAGCCATCAATCAGATTTTGACGGAGCG